TTCCGGTTTTATAGTTGCTTCGGCATGACCTCCCACAGCCGCATATCCTCCTGTCCCAAAGACCAGATAGCAATGCCGCGCAGGCCCCACCGGTAAGCAGCCTCGTTAGCCCAATACACCAGCGAATCCACGTCTTGATAGTAAAGAATCGAAAAGCCGTCTGCGTCGCCCAAAAACAGGCGGGCTGTCCAGACATTTATATCCCGTGGGATCACCCTCGCCGTGTAATCATTCCCGCAGGATAGTTCCAGCAGGTGGGAATGAAAGAAATCATAGTCGAGGGAAATATCCTCGCTGCGAGTAGAGCCTTCGTCCACGTCGCTGTTGACCGAGAAAATCTGAAATTCCTCGTCCCACGTTACACCGGAGCGGGCAATGCGCCCAAAACTGGTGCACCTGCCATCCGGGTACACCACATCGAAACATTCATAAGGCTCATAGGCCCAAGCGTCCCCGGCCCGCAGAAGGTCACAGACAATCTCGTTGTCCGCCTGTATGCCCGCATAGCCGGAGGTGGCGTTCACCGTAGCGGTAAAGCGCAGGGTGTAGCTGGAGCCGGAGTACACTCGGACGCGGTTCCCACGCTTACGCATCTCGATGGTGTAAACAGTCGGGTCACTGTGAAGCGCCGCGTCCGGGGTTTTGGAAAAGCTGGTGGAGTAGCTCCCCAAAAGCGAGGAGCCTTGGTAGAGCTCTACCCGCTGAGTATCATAGTTTAAGCAGCAGAACAGGTTTCCAAGGAATACCCCTGCCCGGCCACCGCCATTTTGCGGGAAACCTACCCGCGCCCGGATATGAAGATCGGAGAAACCGTCGTATTTCCACGCCAGCTTCCCGGAGCCTTCCAGCAGGGAATAGGGCCTGCTCTCGGTGGTGTAGCTTTCCCGCCACACCGACCATTCCCCGGAAAGCGTCGTCCAGTAGCTGTCCGGCAGAGGGGTATCGTCCCGGAAATCCTCATACCAGACAAGTGCCGAGTCTGGTTTTCGCCGGAGCATTTCACAAGTGAGCTTGAAGCCTTTGTCCGGGGTAGCCGGATCGCCGTTTACGTCCAGAAACTGCCGGGGCGAAAGGGTAAAGGCCGCTTCTCCGGCGGAAGGCTCCTCGGAAAAGCTACTGCATACCCGGAAACCGTAAAACTGCACGCCGGGAACGCCGCCGCTAATTACCAGCGTATGACTGCCTGCGGAAAGGCTTCTGCCGGAAGCAAAGGAAAGCCAGCAGGTGCGCCGCCAGTACGGCCACCACAGGCGGTTTTCTGAAAAAGTCTTGGAGCTTCCGTCCACCGACACATTCAGCGCGTTCTTATCCCAAAAAGGAAAAGCAAGCCGCACCGCTATGTCATAGGTGCCTGCCTGCTCAATCGTAAAGTTGAAGGTTGCTGTCGCGCCTTCCCCCAGCACTGTCATATAATCGGAAATGTTGGCGATCCCAGTATAGGAGTCTGGGGTGCCGCCGCCACGGTCAATGTAGATCGTGCCGAAGGAGGTCTTTTGCTCCTTCCCGTAACAGGTCAAATAACGCCTGCGGTTGTAGACCTCTTTTTGCATAGGGGAAACCACCGAGGCCGCGTCCCAGCCTTCCATGTAGTCATAGACTTGCGGCAGCGCCCAAGGCACCATATCCACGTCATCCCAATAGGCAATAATGGGGATCATAGGCTGGGGCGGCGCATCCCCGGTAAAGTTATAGCCGCCAGTCATCCAGAGCTTGGCGGCATAGTAGGTGTTGGAAATCCCCCGGTAGGTTTCGCCCAGGTTCTCCGGGGTGTCGTATATCTGCCAGTTCCAGCCGTAGCCGGGCAGTCCCATGAAAATCTTCCCCGGCGACATGGCCGTGACCGCGTAATCATAGATTCCCTCCAACCAGCTCCGGGGGGATACGGGGCCGGGGGCGCTGCCCGCCCATGCCATACCGTAAGACATGATGGAGGCGGTGTCGCAGTACGGGTTCAAATCGGCATAGACACACCAATTCTCACCGCCCACGCTGCCCTGAACGCCAGTCATGCCGGGCAGGCAGATATTGACGAGTTTAGCGGGATTGTAGGCTTTGACCGTCTGGTATATATCCCGGAACAGGCTGTTTGCGGCCTCCCGGTTTTCATATCCGCCGCCGCGCTCCAAATCAATGTCCACCCCCGCGCACCACGGATATTTTTCCATAATGCGCACCAGCTCGGTTAAAAACTTATCTTTCGCCCCGTTTGTGTTATTGCGCAGGGCTGTAAAAATGCTGGCGGTGCCGTGGTTCATCACGGTTAGCATCCAGTGGATATGAGGCCACTTGTTGATGTAGGTCATCATGGTAGAAATACTGGTTCCGGTTTCTGAAAGCGTCCCGGTAGCGTCCACCTCAAAGGTGAAAATTCCCACCGTATCCAGCCGGTCGCCATAGTCTCGCAGGGCCTCATACATCCGGGCGTTCTGCATGAACGACCAGACCATACAGCGCCTGCCTTGTAGATAATCCCTCACAGCGCATCGCCGCCTTCCTGCATTTCCTGAAAGACAAAGAGCAGCCGGGCAGACTTGCCCTCCTCCAAAGTGACCGGGTGCTTGCTGTCCCCGGCAGCCGTGTACTGGAAAAAGCCGCGCTTTTCCGTGGGGTTCCCGTTGAGCAGGCATTTCCGGGAAGTAGCCAGAAGCGCCACCTCGTCCCCGGCGCTTACCGCTGCCGGAAAGGCCGCCTTATGTGCGCCTGCTCCCAACGCGAGCGATATACTGCCAGCCGCCATGTCCTGCACCGGATAAAGGTAACAGTCCAGCCCCGCCGTATCAGAACCGAGATTAAATAGCACTGCTGTTTCCGCCGAGCGCACCACACGTTTATAAAAGCGAGGCGGGACAACGGCCCCTTTTTCCCGGTATTTTTGCAGGAGCGTTTCCGTATGGATCACATATCCCGTCAGCCGGTCGCCCTCCTGTACCATCAGGTCGGTGAAGTAAATCCGGCCCGTACAATCGGAGAGCACCGGTTTTACAGTAATGCTCACCACCCGCTGATCCTGCTTTGTCAGGATTGTTTCTGAAAATCGTGTAAATTCAGCCATGCCTGCCTCCTTATCCGTCCAGCGTCCACTGGATTTCACTGGGATGGCCTACCCAGCCGGTAGCAATGGAGCCGCCTTGTACCATAATGTCGGTAAAGTACACGGTTCCTGTGCAGTCGGTAATACAAAGACGGACGGTAATGGAGCGCAGCCGCCCGTAAGCCTTAGGGGATAAATCGGAGGCAGTCTGCGTAAAAGAAGCCATAGGCCGCTCCCTTCTATATTAAAAGAGGTCGATAAACCGCGTTTCCGTGGTGCCGTCCTCATATTCAAAAGTTACTTCAATACCGACCTGTCCGCTGTCGCCTTTTTTCAAATCCTCCGAGGCGATCTGCGCCGAGAAGGTATAGCTGCGGCGGCTGGCCGGATAGACGGTCTGCGCAAGGCTCTTTGTCATTCCCAAAACTCCCTCCGCCTTAAAGGATGCCGTACCGGAAACGCCATTTTCTGCGTCCACCTCAAAGCCGGAGTTCGTCCAGTAATTCATGCCGCTGTCGACGCGGGAATTGCGCAGATGGTTGAAAGGAACCATGTCCTTTACTTCCTGCCGGTCAAGCACATCGGTGGAGGCCAGCACGTCGGCGGCCTTATCCCATTGCGCCGAGGAATCCCCCAGCTCCCGGAGGGTAGTGGATAATTCCAGCACTGTTTTCCAAGGCTCCTGCAGGTTGTACTGGCGGCGCACCACGCGGGTTCTCACCGACAGATTGAGGTCTTTATCGTCCACCGTTACAAGATCACCCAGCGCCCACGCCTCATGTTCATACCCGGTCAGAGCCGACAAATCCATAGCCGAGAGAACATAGGAAACGCGGGGCTTACAGTATTCCGCCAGACGCATCTCGGTGTATTCCAGCATTTGATAGGGATTGGTGAAATTCGAGCAATCCAACGTAGAAATCCGCACTTCACTGGTATAGCTGAAATCCTCCACATACTCCTTCCCATCATTGATTGAAGCGAAGGTCATTCCGTCCTTGCCGTAGGCGTAGAGCCTTGTTACAAGGCTGCGGGTATCGACCACCCGCTCAATGCTTTTGAGATTTTTCCGATAGGCGAACAGAGCGCCGCTGTCCTTGCCGCCAAAGGTCAGCAGGTGGACGAGCCGGTTCGGGCAGTCAAAAATCAGGTCGCCGCCGTGGATATTCTGCGTGGCCCGCAGAATGGAAAGGGCATTTTTCTCGGTGCATTGCCACGTCCGCTTGGTCGTGACATTCACTGTTCCAACCGCCCAGCCTGTACCGGAAAGAGCGTGGCGCATAGGGGCCTCGGCGGTATCCGCGTTAAAATCCACCGTTTCTTTTTCCTCAGAAAAGGAAAGGTCATAAAAGGCTGCCTCCGCATATACAAGGGTCACAATCCGCCCGTCTGTGTCTTTTGTATCGGTAAGAGTGCGGATACGGTAAATATCGTTGACAATCTGCACCTGTTTTTCATTGTCCAGCATGGCCCGTTTCGGATCATGGAAGGGCAGATAAAATTCCATCGTATCAGCCCCGTTGACCTCACTGGTAACGACAATATCAAAGGCATTTTCCAGAACCGCCTCCCATGCGCCGTCCTCGTCCAGCACCACAGGGCGGGCAAAGCCCAGCTTTTCATAGGGGGCCTTTGGTATATCATGGAGCTGGATTTCCAGCAGCTTCGGTGTTCGGCTGGCATCCTCGGTGGCAAGCGTCACCCGGAAACGGATAAATTGACGGTTCGATGATTGCAGCTCGCCGCTGGGGCCAATCCCCTGCCAGCCCGACCATTCCTCCAAATCATCCGAGGTGGAGGTTTCCACCTGTTCAATAGAGGTCACGCCTGCCGTATATTCACTGGTAACAGATACGCGGCCTGAACCGGAAAGGGAGCAGGCCGCCGCTTTGGTGATAAGCTGCCCGCTGGCAGGATAGGCCCCGTCTGAGCTTCTGAGGATAACGCTCCCCGGCTCAGTAAGCGCGTCCACATCGCCGGACAGATCGCCGCCGTTGGCAAACAGGGTGGCCTTGAAATATTCCGCCAGATCCTCTGCCGTTAGGGCGGAATCTGTATCCAGAAACCATTCGTCAAAACCGCCTGCATAGTAATACTGATCCGCGTGCATCCCCATAATGAGGTCGGCCACGCAGGAACGGTTCAGCTCTCCGTAAATGGTGAGAAAATCAGAAATCCAGACCACGCCGGAGCTGCGGTCACCCACTACATAGCAGGCGCGATATGCGTCCGGCTCAATGACCGCCGCGAGAAAGTACCAGCCGTTATTCACCAGAGAAAACGGAGGCGTTACCGATTCGTCCAGAATAAGCGAACCGGAGGAATTGTAAAGCATCAGGCGGGGCTTTCCGCGAATCAAAGAAAGATAGAGAATCGGTTGGCCCGGCCCCTGCCTTGTGTTAAAAATCGGACAGTAGGTATTTCCCACCGAGTAGGTGGTGGGATTCATCCAGCCGCCTACCACGATCCGTTCCCCCAGCGAGGAGAAAATCGAGCCGTCATTTACGGCTTGAAGATATGTTTTCTCTGAGGTGGGGTTATTGATATTCAGGCGGAAGTAATACCCGCGCCAACCTTTCATCATGTTGGCGGTGGTTCCGCTCCAATGGATAATATTAAAATCCCTGCCATGGCCGGAGGAATCCATGAGCCGGTCATTGCTGTCCGGTTCTGATTCATTAAAGCGCCACAGGCCGGATTCTGCCCAAGCGGCAGGAAATTCTCCGGTGAAATCCTCCTGCAAGGTTAAAGTTGTTTTTACCGACATATCTTACCTCCAACGGCTCTTAGCCTGAATGTGAAGCTCCGTGAAAACCGCGCCGCCCTCGGTGGCGATGGAAAGGGCATTGAGGCCCCGGCGAAGCAGCGGAAAGTTTAGTTCTTCCAGACACGGCAGCCCATTGCGCAGGGTATTGCCCGCGCTGTTTGTCACCTTGGCTGTCACCAGCCCGGTATCAATGACTAAAATCTCGCCATCCGCCAGAGGGCCGACTACGCGCAGCGCCTCGCCGTTTGTGGAGAGCAAAATCGAGCCGGAGGAGATCGTTCCTTTTAAGGCATACACCGGTTCGGAATCCGTGTTTCCAGTTTCACGCTTTATTTCATGCTCGCCGGTCTGTGAAAAAGTAAAGGTTTCATCGTCCAGCGCATAGCCGTAAGGATCGGCGCAGAGAAAACGAAGGTTAAAGGAACCGGCAGCCCGAAGGAGCCGTTCACAGTCCACCGTATCGGAAAGCCGGGCGGAGAAATACCGGTCTGGCACATCGTCCAATACGAGCTGCTTTGTGCCAGCCGTCGGGTCGAGCCATGCCGCCACCTGATCCAGCACCGCCACCATATCGGAAAAAGTTTTCTGCGGGTAGACATTGCAGGCCACGTCGATATACCGCTCGCCGCTGTCGGCTCCAAAATCCGCAAGGCCCGCTTTTCCGGGGACAGTTTCCGTATTGCTCCGAAGGCTCGGAACCATCTGCCAGCCGGTTAGGTGGGCCTTGATATTCATAGATTGAGAAGTAATTCCGTTATACTGAAAGCCCAAAGGCCACACCTCCTTATGCTGTGATAATACGTCCCTGAGCGCGGGAGTCAACCTGCATGAGATTGTAAAGTTCCTGAGAAATCCGGCGGATGTCGTCCTCACTGCGCACGATCATCTGCTGCACCATAACCAGTGGGCCGCCGCCAGCAGCCGCAAAGGCCGCGCCGGTCATACCGCCCGTCACATTTGCATTTGCGTTAAACTGGTAGTCCGTAGGAATCGCGGTCTGCATATCCTGCGCCAGCTTATTCATTACTCCATCAATATCCGAGGACATTTTCTCGGCGGCGGATACCGCCTGCCCGCCATTGTCCTCGATGGAGCCCGCCAGACCTTTTACCAGCATTTCTCCCACCCAAGCCATCTCTTTTGAAGGAGAATTGATGCCAAAAAAGCTGCAAATCCCGTCCCAAATCCCGGAAATCCAGCCGGAAACTTTGTCCCAAATCCAGCCCGCGAGGCTTTGGATACCAGACCACAGGCCCTGCACAATGTTCTTACCTACATTGACGATCTGGCCCATGGAGGAGGTAAAGGCATTAACGATTCCCGCAATAATCTGCGGCACCGCCTTCACAATTTCCACAATGATGGTCGGCAGGTTTTGAATCAGCGACACAAATAGCTGAACGCCAGCCTGTATGATCTGCGGGATACTGTTAATGAGGGCATTAACCAATGAGGAAATAATCTGCGGGATCGCCGCCACAATCGTCGTAATGATCGTCGGCAGATTTTGAATGAGGGAAACCAGCAGGCGCACCCCTGCGTCTATGAGCTGAGGGATGCTACCGACAATCGCTGTCACTAAGCCCTCGATAATCTGTGGGATTGCGGCCACAATCGCCGTGATAATATCCGGCAGAGCTGCCACCAGCGAGGTTAGTAGCTGAATACCCGCGTCAATGATCTGCGGGATAGAGGCCACGATAAACTCCACAATCGCCACAATGATGGCGGGAAGTGCCTCGACCAAAACCGGGATAGCGTTCAAAATTCCCTGCGCCAGTCCCATGACAAGCTGCAAAGCCCCCTCCAAGAGCAGGGGCAGATTTTCAATCAGTGTTTGAACCACTGTCATCAATATCTGCACAATGGTGGGAACAAGCTGCGGGAGCGCCTCTCCAATACCAAGGGCCAGCGTTGCGATCATTTGTGCCGCCGCCTCAATAAGCTGCGGCAGCAGGGCCAGCAGGCCATTTGTCAATTCCAAAATGATCGTGACCGCCGCGCTTGCAATCTGCGGCATGGCCGCCACAATTCCGTTTGCCAGAGCCACAATAATATCCACGCCAGCGTTCAGCAGAGCGGGGAGGCTGGCAAGTATCGCCTGCCCGATAACGGGAACAATGGCGGATACCTTTTCCAGCAGAACCTCGACCAGACCGCTCAGGCCCTGCGCGAAGGTTTCCGCCGACCCAGCCGTACCTTCCAGAACCCCCTGCAAGCCTTCGCCCATGAGAGCCACAAAGGGGAGCATGGCGGTGAGTACGTCTGCCGCCATGAATTTCAGCGTTGTCATAATCGGTTCCGCAATGGCTCCCAATGCTGCGTAAGCGTCTGTCAATTCCGCCTGCGCCCGCTGGGCCTCCATTACATCACCGTTAAGCTCTTTGTAATTCTCCGCAGCCTCCTCATACAACCCGTTTAAGGTATCGGTAATGAGAGCCGCCCGTTCCTGCTCGCTGTTGCAGGAATCCAAAGAAGCCTGAAAAGCGTCCTCGGAAACACCGGCCCAGTTCAGCGCAGCGGCAAGGGAACCGGTGATCTGGCCTGTCTTGGCGGTTTCATTTGCCGCCTCGGTCAAGCCTTCAATGGGAAGGCTGTCGCCAAAGGTCGCCCATACGCCAGCGGCAATGTCCGTCCACTGGGCCAGTTCCTCCTCGGTGCCGCACAGCTTGGCAAGGTGATTGACCGCTTCCACGCTTCGATCTTCCTCGCCAAGAATGGAATAAAAAGACTTATAGGCTTCACCGGCCTGCTCGGTGGTAAAACCGGCAGTAATAAAGGCTGCGTCCAGCTTGGCCTGATCCTCTCGGTATTCCCGTGTAGACTCCGCAAGACCGAGAAAGCTCGCCGTCAGCCCGGCAAGGGCAGCGCCCGCAGCAACTACCGACGCGCCAATCGCCACACCCATGCCCTTGACAACTGAGCCGACCTTATCAAACTTGGAGGAGGCAGTATCCGCATCCTTGGCCGCGTCTTTCAGTTCATCCCCAAAGTCGTCCGCCTGATTGCCGGATTGTTGAAGTTCATCCCCCAGCTCGTCAATGGCCCGCTCGTTCTGCGAAAGCTCCCGCTCCATGTCGTTCAGGGCTGCCTGCGCGTTATTAAGCTGCGTCTGCCATTGCTTTGTGCGCCGGTCATTTTCCCCGAAGGAATTTGTGGCATTTTGAAGCGCCTGCTGTAAGGTGCTGATTTTCTGCCGCTGGGTATCAATTTCTTGATTGAGGACGCGGTTCCGGGCGGAAAGGGCCTCCACGGATTTGTCTTGCTTATCAAACTGCGAGGCCACAAGGTTCATTTCTGAACCCAGCACCTTAAAGGTCTGATTGATTTCCGCAAGGGCCTTCTTAAATTCTTTTTCACCTTCCACACCGATTTTCAGTCCAAAGTTGTCCGTCACAGATACCACCTCCCTCCGGCGAAAACAGTCTTAAATCCCAGCCGGGATAATGTCGTCGATAAATAGCTCCCGCTTCGGCTTGCTGATTCCGTTAAACTGCTTGTGGCACTCCCACAAATCCAGCAAATATCCGAAGGGCATAAGCCACGCTTCCTCCTCGGAACGGCGCAGGGGAACCGTTGCATAATAAATCAGTCGGGTAAATAACTCCTCGTCACTTACCCGACCGGCACGTTTTTTGGATCGGCCTCGCTTTCCACATGGCGCTTCGTTCCCCGGAACATGGCCTCCATGATTGCGTCCTTGTAGGTCGCCAGTTCTAAGGGAGAAGTCAAAAGCTCCACCTCCTCCTCAGTGAGCAGGGGCCTCGGCTCCTCCTTGTGGCGCAGGTTATAAACCAAAACGCTCTGATTTGCCATGAGGACAATCAGCCAGATGATTTCATCCAGCGCCATTTCAAAATTTTCCGATTTCATCAGCTTGGTGCCGAGATTTTCCAGACCTCCGTATCGCTTGGCAATCTCCTTCGTGGCTCTGGTTGTCAAAAGCAGCTCATAAGTTTCTCCGCCGATCTGAATCGCGGCGGCTCTGTCATTCTGTTCCATCATGCGCTTTCCTCCGTATAATCCGGTTCATAAACCTCTGTGTACCAGCCGGTGATAACGGTGGATTCCACCGCCGTATCATCCTCGTTGACTTCGGCTTTCCAAGGGTGTTCGTTCTTTCCGTCCAGCTTATTGCGGCGCATGACCGTCCCCTCAATAGTGGGGGTGGAAAATTCGATGGAATCTCCCTTGGTCGTAAGATTGGTAGAAGGCACCGCAAATTTCACTCGGTAAAGCCAAAAATAACGGTAAGTGCCGTTTGACTTGCGGGCGCGGAAACCCACCGCCACCGGTGCGCCGTCATTCTCACTGGCAGAGATCAGCACGCCGTTTGTGTCAATCTTGGCACCGGTCAATGCCTCGGCAGCAGCCACTCCAATATCGTCCACACCAAGGGACAGGGTGCCGCTCTTAAATTCCTTTACGATTTCCGCCGCGCCGTCATCCGCATACAGCGTGGCCTCGTTCAGCTCAATCGAAAGCTCTGCGGTCATCGCCTTTGCCAGCATGACCGGGGTTCCGTATTCTTCGTCGCCGTTCTCGCCCTCCGTAATCGGAGCGTAAAACAGCTTGTCAAGCCCAATCGTCGCCATGTATTCAATCCTCCATTCCGTAATATTTCGCCACGTCTATGGCGTAGTGATGAAAACCGGTGTCGTCCTCATGGCCGATATACCGCCGGTCTGTAATCGTAAAATCCGCACCCAGCAGGGCGCGGATCATTGCATTTTTCTGTTTGGTATAGCTGCCTTTGTTGAAATAGGACAGCCGGGCCTCCTGCACGTCATAGAGCGGCGCATTATCCGCATGAAGGCCAAAGCTGTCCCCAAGGGGCGTTATCACCAGATATTCATCCGGTGGGGTATCGCTGAAAACGCCGGTTTCAATGGGAATCCCCAACGGTAACAGGCAGGCGTTCAAATCTTCCAACAGGCTCAAATTTTCCCCACCTCCTGCTCAAACTTCTGCTTCATGGCCGCAATGCAGGGAGCGCGGGAGGCGGTGCGGGCGGGCTTTAAGAAAGGCTTTGCAGGCTGTCCGCTCTTGCCATATTCCAGCACGTTGGCGATCATGGCATTGCTCCGGCCATCGGAACGCGGCTCGGCAAAACCCACCTTCACGTTATAGTTGCCTTCCCGATCAATCTTCGCCGGGGAAACACCCAGCGCAGATACCAGCTCGCCGGTGGAGCGGGACTCCTCTTTGGTATCGCGGCCAATGACTGCCTGTAAGTTGGAACGCACCTTCTCCACCACAACCTCACCGCCAGCTTCCAGAACCTTTGGAATAATCTCGTCCGTTTTATCTCCCAGCCGGGAGAGTTTCAAAAGAAAATCCTCCGGCATTTTTACCTGTACCTTAGCCACGTCGCCACACACTCCTTATCCCTCGCTTCCGCATAAATGCGAAAGCTCACTCTATCCGTTGCGGCTCCTTTTCCCCACAAAGCCCTGCGGCTTTGCGGGGAGCCCCGTTTCGCTTACGCTCCACAAGAAGCCACCACCTTTTTCGCTAAAATTTCCACATACATCCCGCGCCCCTTTACATCCTCCACACTGGTAATGTCGTACCGGCAGCCCTCGCAGAGCAAAAACAACTTTGTGGAGATTTCCACACCGGGAATGGCCCGGAAGCGGAACAAGTCGGTTGCCTCTGAGAAGGCCGCCCGATTCGCCCATCGCTCGCTGCCATGCCGGGCCTCATGGTAGGCCCGCACGTTTGCCAGCACGATGTCCTGCGGGGTAGAAAAGCCCTCGGCATCCTTGACCGCCTCTGTGGAGAGGATTTGTACCGGGGTGCGCATTTTTCCAAAGCTCATAAGCTACACCTGCCATTCCCGGTCAAGACGTAAAAGCAGATTGACCGTATTCCATACCTGCCCGCTGGCCTGCGTATTATCAGAGAAAAAGCCGCCGGTGCTGCCATCCCGGCTTTCGTAAAAATGGGAAGACAGCATGATAACCGCTTGTTCTGTGGTGGGCGGCATGGGATTGTCTGTATAATGCCCGGCAGGGATATGCTGGTAATTTTCCGCATAGGAAACGGCTGCCGCGATATAGCCCCGCAGAAGCTCGTCGTCCTCGTCATGGGAAAGGATCAGGTTGTCTTTGACCTTTTGAAGCAATTCCTCCATACCGCCACCCCCTTATCAATCGGCAGACATAAGGCCCGCCGCCTTCAACTTGGCGAGCAGGCCGTTAAAATCAGAAACAAGTGTGGCTACATCCTCCGCCACGCTATTCGCTTGATTCGCCGCTTGGGGAACCTCAGCGGCAGGCAGGCCGGTGACAGAGGCACCCTCTTTGATTTCGAGAGTACCGCCAATCACCCATTTATCGCCGCCCTGTTCCATGTAATTCTTTGCGTTATAGCTCATACGCCGCCCTCCTTACGCAGACTTCTGCTGCAATACCTTCACGGCTTCGGGAAGGATCAGCTTGCCGTCTACCCGCTGGGTAGCTAAAAAGCCAACCTGCCCGGTAGTAGCGTACAGCTCGCCAAGGCGGCGGAAGGAACGTCCCTGCCGATCCGCCACCCAATAATAAGAGAGATCGCCAAACAGGACAGATTTTGCACTGGCCGCCATGGCAGGCATATAGGCCGAGGTGTAGACCGGGCGGCCCAGCAGCATATCCGGGGTGCCTGCGGTAAGCGAAGGCTGCCACAGATACTGGCCGTTTCCGTCTTTGAGCTTTCTAAGGGCTTTGACCGAAGAATCGTTCATCAGGAATACCGCATTTTTCCGGTAAGGAGCTTTCAGGGAATAGAACAGGTCAAACACCTCGTCCGCCGTGAAGGCTGTGGCAGAAGCGGCGGTTACGCCAATCTCTGCGCCGCCCGTTGCGGCCAGAACCCCCAGCGGCTTTCCGGTGCCGTCACCGGTAAAGAAGGCTTCCTCCTCCTTATTGCCGATCCGGCGGGCAAATTCGCGGGAGATATACGCCTCCAAGTCAAAAACGCTGTCGTTCAGCAGTTCCTCGGAAACCTTCACCAGCGTTCCCAGCTTGTAGGCCCCGATGGAAACCTGAGAAAATGCGTCGTCGCTCTCCGGGATATTTCCCTCCTCGTCTACCCACGAAGCCGTACCCTTAGAAGCCACCACCGGGATTTTACGGTCGCCGGAGCTGGTCTGGATCACATGAGCCAGGGTACGGAAAATGTTCTGCTCCTCCAATGCCTCCACCAGCGTGCGCTCAAATTCATCCGGCACCAGATAGCCGCCCTCAGAATCCGTACCAATCTGCAGGGCGTTCAAAATTTCGTGGGAGGGCATCTTGCTCCTCATAGCGTTCCAGAAGGAGCGGCGGTATTCCGCAGAGGCCCGGCCTGTCTTTTCCTCACCGGAAGGAGCCGCAGGCTTGCCCGTCAGCGGGGTATTGACCGGTTTGGAAAGCTCCGCGTCCAGCGCGGCCTGTCGCTCCAAGCGATCAATCTCTTTGCCGAGGTTTACTACATCGGCTTCCATCTTTTCATAGGCGGCCACATCCTCAGCGGCCAGCAGGCCATCGGCCCCGCGCTTGGTATCCAGAAAAGCCTTAGCGGCTTCCCACGCCTTAGCCCTTTTCTCACGCAGTTCCAAAATCTTGTTCATAATGAAGTCCTCCTTAAAATTTCAATAAATTAAGCCGCTGGTACAGCGGCTCGGCAGGGTGTTTCTGTTCGGTTTTCGTATGGGGCAGCTTATTTAACAGCCGGTTTGTCACCGCCCGCCGCGAGAACGCATAGCTCTCCGGTTCGGGAAGCGGTTCTTCCTTCTCGGCAAACAGGAGGTCGTCCGCAAAGCCAAGCTCCACGGCTTTGTGGGCGGACAGCCATGTTTCCGCATCCATGAGGTGTGAGAGCTTCGCCCTCGACAGCCCCGTTTTGATCTCATACGCATTGATAATTGACTCCTTTACTTCATCCAGCATGGCGATAGCCTTCTGCATTTCCTCCGTATCGCCAATCGCCACAGTCAGCGGGTTATGCACCATCATTAAAGCAGTGGGGGCCATGAGAACCGAGGTTCCCGCCATGGCAATGACGCTGGCCGCGCTGGCGGCGATCCCGTCAATTTTGACCGTGACCGCGCCCTTATAGTCCATGAGCATACTGTAAATCTGAGAAGCCGCCACGCAATCACCGCCCGGCGAGTTGATCCAGACGGTAATATCCCCCTCGCCAGCCAAAAGCTCCGCTTTGAAGGCTGCCGGGGTTACGTCGTCGTCAAACCAGCTTTCCTCGGCAATGGTGCCGTTAAGGTAAAGGGTGCGGCTCCCGTCCTCGGAATCCCGCACCCAGTTCCAGAATTTATTCACTTGTCTGTTCCTCCGTTTCTGTTGGATTTGTTTCTGCGGTTTTGGCAAAGGCCCCCGCGTCACTAAGTTTCGTCATGGAGCCATTTACCAGATAGAGGTCGCCGCCCAGCTCCGGCGGAATCCGGTCAAGGTTTTCCAGCTCTCTTATATCGTTTGCGCTCATCCAGCCATTCTGTCGGGCCACCGCATAACCGTTCATCCGGCTGGCATAATCGCCCCGCAGCAGCCCCTCTACATTGTGCCGGATAAAATACTCCTTCTTTTCACTGTCAGAAAACAGGCGGCGGGCCATGCTCTGTTCCCAGCGGATCAGCCAAGGCTCCAAGGTGTACTTGACAAATTCCAGCGATTGCTGCTCAATGTTGGAAAAGCTGGATTTCTCCAAATCCCCGACCATGTGGGGCGGCACCCGGAAAATACGGGCGATCTCGTTGATCTGGAATTTCCGGGTGTCGAGAAATTGCGCCTGCTCCGGGGAAATACCGATAGGCTGATATTTCAAGCCCTCCTCCAAGACCGCGATCTGGTGGGAATTTGCGCTCCCGCGAAAGAGCTTATTCCAGCTTTCCCGCACCTTATCCGGGTTTTTCAATACACCGGGATGTTCCAGCACACCGCCCGGAGCCGCGTCGTTGGCGAAAAATTTCGCGCCATATTCCTCGCAGGCGATAGCCATACCCACCGCGTTCTTTGCCATCGCTATGGGGGAATAGCCAACGATCCCGTCATAACCAAGGCCGGGGATATGAAGCACCTGCTCCGGCGGCAGATAGACCTGCCCGTTTTCATCATCCACCGGCGAATCGTCCGAACCGCGCGTATAGAGGTAATAGAGCTGGCCCTTGCTGTCCCGGTCAACGGTCATTTTCGTCGGCATTAAAGGATAAAGCCCCATAACCTCGCCTTTGCCGTTGCGGATGATCTGCGCGTAAGCATTGCCATACAACAGCAGGTGGCTCATAAGCGTTTCCCGGAACGTAAAGGAAGTCATTTCCGGGTTGGGTTCGTCATGGAGCAGCAGGTACAGCGGATGGTCGAGGGCTTTTTCCTTGCTCTCGTCCTTGCCGTAACGGTAAACATGAAGCGGCAGGCCAGCCACCGCCTCGGAGAGAATACGGACGCAGGAATAGACAGCGGTCATTTGCAGGGCCGTCCTTTCATTCACCGGCTTGCCGCTGGTAGAGCTACCAAAGAAAAAGGAAAACCGGCTCCCGCCCAGGGTATCCTGCGCCCGGCGCAGATCGCCCGGCTTATCCCTCGCCTGAAAAAATCGGCTAAAAATACTCATAGCAATAAAAGCCCCCTTTCATCGTAAATAGAGGCCCCGGTATCCCCGCCGCCTCGAATGGCCCGGTCAAGCGCCATAATGGTCGCCACCGCACCGTCAATCTTTTCTGTTGATTTCTCTTTATCCGGTTTTACATTCCCCGCCGGATCGGTGCGGACGTGAATGTTATCCATCATCCAGCGCAGAACCGGGTGGCCGCCATGGGCGAGCTGTTCGTCCAATGTCAGGCGCATCAGCTCCTTGGTAGGCGGGGACATATCCTTAAAGCCCTGCCCGAAGGGAACCACCGTAAAGCCGAGGCCCTCCAAGTTCTGCACCATCTGCGTCGCGCCCCAGCGGTCAAAGGCAATCTCCCGGATGTTATACTTTGCGCCCAGCTCGTCGATAAAGGACTCAATAAATCCATAGTGGACGACGTTGCCCTCGGTAGTTTTCAGATACCCCTGCTTCTCCCATACATCATAGGGGACGTGATCCCGGCGCACCCGCAGGTCGAGGTTATCCTCAGGAATCCAAAAGAAGGGCAGTATCATATACTTGTCGCCTTCGTATTCCGGGGGAAAGACCAGAACAAAAGCGGTAATATCCGTGGTGGAGGACAGATCGAGGCCGCCATAGCACACCCGGCCCCGTAGAGCCTCCGGGTCTACCACAAAGGCGCATTTATCCCACTTTTCCATGGGCATCCAGCGCACCGATTGCTTTACCCACTGGCAGAGTCGAAGCTGCCGGAACAGGTTTTCCTCTGCCGGATTCTGCTTGGCGCTTTCGCAGGCCGCCTGTATTTTTTCAATATCCACCGTGATCCCGATAGAGGGGTTGGCCTTTTTCCATACCTCCGGGGAAGTCCAATCGTCGCTTTCGTCCGCGCCATAGATCACCGGATAAAAGGTAGGGTCAATTTTCCGCCCATCCAGAATATCCTGCGCCTTCTGGTGTACCTCATAGCAGATCGAGTGGGGATCATTCCCCGCCGTGGTAATGAGGAAATAAAGAGGCTACTTTCTCGCGTCGCCGGAGCCGTGGGTCATAACATCGTAGAGCTGGCGGTTCGGCTGGGCGTGCAGCTCGTCGAATACCACCGCATGAACATTGAGACCGTGTTTCGTATAGGCTTCTGCGGAAAGCACCTGATAGAAGCTCCCCAGCGGCTTATAGATCAGGCGTTTCTGCGACAGCACTGGCTTAATGCGGGATTTGAGCGCCGGACATTGCTCCACCATGCCGCAGGCCACGTCAAATACAATGGAAGCCTGCTGCCTGTCGGAAGCACAGCCGTACACCTCGCCGCCGTATTCCCCGTCGCCGCAGGTAAGCAGAAGGGCCACCGCAGCGGCCAGCTCGGATTTCCCCTGCTTCTTGGCAATCTCCACATAGGCCGTATTAAACTGGCGGTATCCGTTGGGCTTCACAATACCGAACAGGTCGCGGACGATCTGCTCCTGCCAGTCAATGAGGTCAAAATTCTGTCCGTACCATTCGCCCTTTGTATGTTTCAGGCAGCCGATAAAATTCACCGCCAGATCGGCCAGCTCCCGGTTATAGGAGGAGCCGTCCGCCATAAAACGGGTGGGCTTATAGGTCTTTAACTTTCGCAACGGCAAACGCCTCCTTTCTGCGAAAAATGGGAACAAAAAAGGAACCTCCCCGGAAGGAAGCCCCTTAAAGATAATTTTTAAGTTTTACGGGCCGGGCCTATTTCCCGGCTTCATACAGCACGTTTCTGGCGTAGGTAATGCGGAGGATTTCTTCCGGCGTATAGTCTGCACTCCGGCCAAAAAGCTCCTCAAACTTCCGGCGGTCTGCCGCCACAATGCTCCATGAATTATAGTGGCTGCCACAGTCCCCGCGCAGGGAGAACGCCTCCGTCTTGAAGGTAAACTCCTTTTCGTTTTTGCGTATGGTGACATTGACCGTCTTTGCAGAGGTCGCCGCCATTGCCGCCGAGATTTTTTTAATGAGATGCACCGGGTTTTGGGTATCCGCCAGAATGGCCCGGTATTCCTTCAAAACTGCGTCATTATACAGAAAATCGAACAGCATATTTTCCTG